TATAAACACAACGGCTATCTATCGTAAAGAAAAAGTGGGAAGAAGTGGACAATAATGGCTAAAGTATGTTGCGAAGGTGGACCATTAACAGCAGGATGTTTCCACGATAACTGCACTGGACCTACAGAAGGTCCTTCTAAATATGCTGAAGTGAAGTACAACAATGGCAATGGCGCTTTATTGTGTAACGGTTGCCGTGTTATTATTGCTTACGGATATGACCACGAAGATAGGTTACATTTCTGTAAATCGTGCTCAGATGCGTATATTGCCATGGACCGCGAAATGCAACAAAAGATTAGAGAGTATAAAGCCAAAAAATGAGTGTTAGTTATTTTTTAAACTTTATGGGTCCTATCACAATGGATTGGTTCCGAGAGCGTGGACTAACTCATTTCATTACTGAAACAGTTGAGTCTGAGATGATTTCTAAAATCAAAGACCTACCAATTGGTGCCACATACGAAATCGAAACAGTTCATACACACTATGCCGCTGGTCGTATCGACATTCGCGATAGCAGTAAAGATGGATATGATGGTTGGAATGAATACGCAGTACCACCAATGGTTAGCGAGGATTGGAGATTACTTTCCGAATGGTTATGGGACTTAGAGACAACAGAAGTCTGGGACTATGATATGTTGATTAGTATCTTTGAAGGTGAAGTATTAAACGGCAGAAAAATAAGATGGTGGAAAGAACTTGACATTGACTAAATTTTATACTATACTTGTATAATGTTTAAATTAATAATTCGTTATTAAAGAGGAAATATGTCTAATTTATTACGCAATGCTATTCGTACTCCAGATGGTACGATACTTGAAAGTTTCCACAGGCATGACTATAAAACACATACCGATACTAATGGTAAAACTTACATGATTGATGGTGGTTTAGATTATGTTCGTTGTTCGGCACATGAAGACCAAGAATGGATTGGTTTATATGATGATGACCCATTTGATGAAATTAGACTAAGATTCAGGTGGGGAACTCGTGGTAAGAATGGAGACCAGCCTTTGCAATTTAAACCACTTCATAGATTGGAAGATGACCACATTAGAGCTATATTAAAAACCCAAACTCACATACCTCAATATGTCGCTAAGCAGTTTGAAAAAGAACTTGCATGGAGAGGGAAGAATTAGTACTAAGTACTCTTGGAGTTTCTTATGAAGAAAGCACAATATGATGAACATCAAATCCCTCAACAATTAATACAAATGTCTCGACATTTACTTGGTGTTGACGAAGGTACTGATGTTTCTAGAGAACAATATCATCAACGTATGTTGGTTATAAAGAAATTTATAGATGAAAGTTTATCTGAATACGATAAAAAAATGAAACGGAGACGTTCTTACCGATGAAAATAGCTCTATTGACAGATACCCATTTTGGTGCTCGTAATGATTCGGTATTATTTCATGAATATTTCATGAAATTTTACAATAATGTATTTTTTCCAGAATTAGAAAAAAGAAATATTGACACTGTAATTCATCTTGGTGATGTTTTTGATAGACGCAAGTATATCAACTATAATATTCTTGATAGAATTAAGTCTGATTTATTTTCTCAATTGAAAGAAAAAAATATCAATACTCACATAATCGTGGGGAATCATGATACTTATTATAAGAATACCAATAAGGTAAATTCTGTCAAATTGCTATTGGGTAGCTATGATAATATTACAATTTATGAAGAAGCCGAAGTAGCAGAGTTTGATGGTAGAGAAATTCTTATGGTTCCTTGGATTAATCAAGAAAACGAAGAATATACATTAGAGCTAATTAAAAATACAAGTGCTCTTGTAGCAATGGGACACTTGGAGCTATCTGGATTTCTCATGAATCCGGGAATGGTAAATGAACATGGCTTGTCAATGAAGGTGTTCGATAAATTTGACAAAGTATATTCTGGACACTTTCACCACAAATCAACAAACGGAAATGTCACATATTTGGGAAATGAATATGAAATAACATGGATTGATTACGGTGATAAGCGAGGATTTCATATTTTCGATACGGAAACTGCCGAGATAGAATTTATCGAAAATCCTTTTACCATGTTCCATAAGATTTTTTATGATGATATTGACAAAGAACTACCTCAGTTATTGGATGAAATAAAAGAAGAAGTCATAAAAGAACGCTATGTAAAGGTTATTGTTGAAAGCAAAACCAATCCATATTTTTTCGATAAGTTTATGGATAAAATTTACAAATCAAATCCAGCAGATATATCAATTGTAGAAGATATAATCATTGATGATGAAACAGTGGATGATGATGTTAATCTGTCAGAAGACACTATGACCTTGCTTGGAAGATATGTAGATGAACTTGAAATTGAAGCTGATAAAAACATATTGAAGGGTGTTTTAAAACAATTATATATGGAATCGTTGGAGGTAGAGTAGTGGCTAGATTCGCAAAGAGATTTTCTATAGCACATCCTGATAGTTATTGTAAAGGCTCTATGTTCTATGATGCCATGAAACGGGCAGATAGTACTTTTGTTGAAGAACTGGCAGATGTTTACTTCGGTACCAGTTTTGAATATGAATACAAAGGTGAAAAGAAAGTATACAGTAATAGCATGGGTGTTGGTATCACTCCAGATTCTGATGAATTTTACTGGCTAATGAAAGCGCAAGAAGATTTTGGATTTGAAGCCTCATTGACTATTAATCCAACTTACCATCCTTGGGAATTGATGTTTGACCATGATGTAATTAAACAATTTGTTAATTATGTTGGGGATTTCTATGCCGCTGGTGTTCGAAACTGTACAATATCAAATGTTTCTCTAATGAGATTGAATATTCTACAGAAAGAATTTCCTGATATGAAATGGAAAAATACAGTCAATCATAAAGTTAAAACTGCTCAAGAATACATAGATTATGTTAAATTGGGTTATACTAATATTCAGGTAGACCGTAGCCTTAATCGTAACCTTGATGAACTCAAAAACATTCGTAAGGTAGCAGATAAGTTTGGCACTAAAGTTTATATGTTAGTACATGAAGATTGTATGCCAGAATGTCCAATGTTTATGGAACATACTCAGACATTATCTACTCGCAAACCTTACAGTGTTAAGAATGCTTGTCAGAGATGGTCATTCCAAAATACAAAAATTCCAAGAATCAATCTAGATGCTTACTGGATGTATTCTAAGACATTTGACCTTTATGAACCACTTGTTGATGTATTCAAGTATTCTGGTAGATTCTATCATATTGATGAGAATTCAAAATTCGAATGGTTCTTTGGTGACCGCTCAGATTTTCCACCAGAAGATGTAGATTTGGATATTCGTAGACCAAACTTTGAAAGTATCTACAATGATGGTGAAGGCGATTATTTGTCTTGGTTCTTACCTATGGCTTCTAATCCTATTGCATCTGAACAGGATAGACCAATTGATGAAGAGATTAAGCCAGTTGAAGGACTCCCAACAGAGTTGAATATCAATCAAGAATTCTTTAAGGAAGTTTTCGACATGATTGATAAGACTGCTCCACCAGTTGAGAAGGTAACAGAGATTCCAATCACTGTATGGGATACGAAACAAGGAAGAGCACTTGAAAAGAAATTGACAAACTGTAAGTCACAATGTTATGATTGTCATCTATGTGAAATTACTTTTGGTGTTGAGCACTTTGATAGTGTTATCGACATTACGGAAGAGTTCAAAGAAGAACAAGAGCCTCTTGTTAAAATTAGAGTTAAGGAAATTGTCGATTCATTGCCTACTGAGGGCGTGGAGGGCGAAACGGAGAATAATACTTAATGATAACTTTCCAGAATATATCGTGGAAGAATTTCCTATCTACAGGGAATACGCCTACTGAGGTAAATTTTCAAAATGTTCCTACTACATTAATTATTGGACACAATGGCTCTGGTAAATCTACCATCCTTGATGCCCTTACTTTTTGTTTATTTGGCAAACCATTTCGAAAAATTAACAAGCCTCAACTAGTCAATTCAGTCAACCAAAAGAACTGTCTTGTAGAGGTCAATTTTACTATTGGCAAATATAAGTTCAATGTTAAACGCGGAATTAAACCAGCTATCTTTGAAGTCTGGAAAGATGGAAAGATGATTGACCAAGATGCCAAAGCAAAGGACTTACAAGACCAACTTGAAAAACAGATTCTCAAATTAAACTATAAAACATTTACACAAGTTGTAATTCTTGGTTCATCTACTTTTGTTCCATTTATGCAGTTATCAACTAATGATAGACGCGACATTATTGAGAATATCCTTGATATTCAGGTATTTACTACCATGAATACTATTCTTAAGCAGAAAATGTCAAATCTAAAAACTGATTTGATTAACATTGAAAATAAGATATTTACCAATGAAGAGAAAATTCAGCTTCAGGAAAGTAACATGAAGCGAAATCAAGATTCTAAAAATGAACAGATTGGTAAATACAAAAAAGATATTGAAGAAAACAAACAGCAAGCGGATGAATTGAACGAAGCTAATGTCGCTTACATGAATAGCATTTCTGATTTACAGGAAAAAACAAAGAAAGACAAAACGCTTAAAACAAAATTAAAGCAACTTAAACAAATTCATTCTAAAGTGACTCATAAAATTGAGCACTCTGATGAAACTATTAAATTTTTCCATGAAAATGATGTATGCCCTACTTGTAGTCAGGATATCAAAGAAGAGTACAAGAATACTGTAATTGAAAAAAGACAGGAGAAGGCTGATAAACTCAAAGAAGGTTTGGATGAACTAATTTCTGAAATGGAAGTTATCGAAAACGATATAAATGCTATATCAGAAATCAATGATGAAATATCAACAATCAATAATAAAATTGTTAAGAACAATACTACAATTTCATCTATAAACAAGTATATCGAAAAGATAAATTCATCTATCAAAAGTTTGATTGATGATGAATTTGAGAGTGTAAATCAGGAAGAACTTGAAAGTTTTAAGAAAGCAGTAACAAAACTTGAAAAAGATAAAGAAAAGCTATTAAAAATGCGTCAATATTTTGACTTAGCTGGTTTATTGTTGAAAGATACTGGTATTAAGACTAAAATTGTGAAGAAATATCTTCCACATATGAATAAGTTGATTAATCAGTACTTATCAGCACTGGATTTTTATGTTAAATTCACACTGGATGAAAATTTTGATGAGACTATAAAATCTAGACATAGAGATGTATTTTCATATGCTTCATTCTCGGAAGGTGAAAAGACTAGAATCAACTTGGCTCTCCTATTTTCTTGGAGGGCTATTGCTAAAATGAAGTCTTCGGTGAACACTAACTTGTTGATTTTAGATGAAGTTTTTGATAGTTCTTTAGACGAAACGGGAGTAGAGTCTTTCATGAAGCTTATTCGAACAGTTTCTGGAAATACTAACATTTTTATTATTAGTCATAAGGGCGCACCTCTCTTAGATAAGTTTAATGACACAATTGAGTTCTCAAAAGATGGCAATTTCAGCAAAATAAAACGAAAAGAAACTTGACAAACTAAAACTTATGTGCTTTACTAATGGGTAGTACATAGTGAGGTTTATATGAAAAAAGCTAAAGAAAAAGTTGAATTTGCCATTGGGGATTGCTTTGAGGTAGTTGGTGAACGCTGTAATTATCAAGGTCACTATATAAAAGTAAGCCAGATTATGGAGGGTGTAAATTGTGTAAAAGGCACTGTTGCTCAATGGGCAGACCCAGCATATGAGTCATATGGCAGTGGTCCATATGGAATCAATGACCTCAAGCCAATTTCTAAGATTGCTTGGACTAAGGCGAGAACAAAAGCTGTAGAGTACAGAGAATATCAAGAATCATTCTTCATTTCACCTGATGCAACCGAAGAAGAAATTGAAACTGCACAAGCACTTCGAAAAGAACAAAAGAAAGGCAAAAAAGCTAGTAAAACTCCAACTAAAAAAACTAAAAAGGCAACCAAAGCTAAAGGAACCTCCAAGAAAGCCTCTAGCGAGTCCTCAGAGACGATTCCTAAGACTCGCAAGCCTCGTGGATTGGCTCTGGTAAAAGCTCGTGAAAAGGCTTCTACGGAGCCTAAGAAGTCTGGTAGTAGTCAGAACGCTTTGGATGAAGCAATACAATCAATGACCGTGGCTCAGCAACGCAAAAAACCAGTAGGTAGGAAACGCAAGACTAGCACAAGTGAAAATAATTTAGAAAATTTTATATAAAGCACTTGACAAAGCTAATCTGCGTGTTATACTGATAAGGTAAATTACTGAGGAACAAGATATGAATGCTGTTGTTAATGAAAATCGCTACACTGATGAACTCAAGACTAACCTTGCCCGTCTCATGGCGGCTGAAGATATTCAGGTAGTCCATCAAGTCATTGAAACTGCGGCTTTTAATACCAAAGACCGAATTCTTCACTTGCCTATCTGGAAAGGTGTTTCAGATGACCTTTATAACATGCTTATTACGCATGAGATTGGTCATGCTCTTTACACTCCAGAAACTTATGGGGACCGTGAAGCTCATCCTGTTTTCAATCGCATCCCATCTGCTTACATTAACATCATCGAAGATGTTCGCATTGAACGCTTGGTTAAAAATAAATATCCGGGTGTAATTCGTGCCTTCACCAATGGTTACAAAGAAATCATGAAGCTTCCGGGTTTTTCTGTTGGTGATGTTAACTCACTCAGTCTAATCGACCGTATCAACCTTTACTACAAAGGTGGTATGATGATGGGTATCATCTTTACAGATGAAGAAAAAGAGTTTGTAGATTCTGCTTACGCTTGTAAGACATTTGAAGATGTTCTTGAACTGTCTGAGAAAATCTACGAATTTGCTAAAGAAAACTCAGATAGTGATTTTGATGAAGCTTCAAATCAGTCATTTTCACCTGAGATGGGTTCGGACAACGAAGAGGAAGATATGTATGAAAAGCCCAATGGTCAATCAATGCCGTTTGGTGAGTCTGAGGATGAAGAAAGCGATTCTGAGGATTCTTCTGATGGTGACTCAGATGATAGCAATTCTTCTGAGTCCGATAAAGAATCTGGTGAAGGAAAAGATTCTGACAAAACGGAATCTAGTACTGATGAGAATTCAGGTAGTGAACCTTCAGATAAGCTTTCAAATGATGAAACTGACAATAAAGTCGAAGCTAATGTCAGTGATACGAAAGCTACAGGGTCAACCTCCCCAACAACTATGAATCAAAACGTTCAGAAAGTGGAAGCACTGACTGATGAAATCTTCAATACCGCTATTGATTCTATTGAAAAAGAGACAAATTCTCGATTTGTACCACAAATAGCTCGGATTCCAAAATTCAATGTTGAGGATTACATCATTCCAGCTAAAGTTACAAACATGATTATTGATGATTTCTTTGCTCCTGTTTCTGAGAAAGATAAAGAAAGACTTGGTAATTTCATGTACTACAATCGTGAAAATAATGCTAAGTACAAGCAAGAAATTATTGCTAATTTTGACTCTTATGTTTCTGAAAACTCTAAAGTTGTAAACTACTTGGCAAAAGAGTTTGAAATGAAGAAAGCGGCTTTCGCTCATAGGAATGCTAAAGTATCAAAAACTGGTAAACTGAACATGAGTAAAGTGTTCAAATATCAAGTTTCTGAGGATATTTTCCTTCGCAAAACTACAATCAAAAATGCTAAATCGCATGGTTTGATTCTTTTGGTTGATTGGTCTGGTTCCATGAATAACTGTATTCGTGATGCCATTCACCAAACAATTAATACTGTTATGTTTGCTAAGCGTGTTGGTATTCCTTTCGAAGTCTACTCTTTTGGTGCTCAAGGTTCGACATTCTCAAACCATCGTAGAATTATGAGTGAACTGGGCATTGAGCTTCCACCAGCTACTGGATACATGAATACTCCACAAATTCCAGTTGAAGGTGACTTAGATTTGGGTCAAGTAGCACTTCGTCAATACATTACATCTGATATGAATTCTACAGATTACAAGAATGCCTTGGTGAACTTGGCACTACTGGCTGACCGCCTATCAGATACTGGATATAATTCTTGGAATAGCATTCCACCATCTGAAGGTCTTGGTAATACTCCACTTAATGTAAACCTACTACGGATGGGTAAAATTATTGAGCGATTCAAAGCTAAGAACAATGTTCAAAAAGTGAATCTGGCTATAATGACTGATGGTGCTTCTGCCTCTATTGATGGAACTTTTGGTAGAAATTCATGGGATGGTTCGCTTCGTTCTTACAGGAGTGATGTATACACAATCAAAGATGGTTACAATAGCTACGAAATTGATTCTAGCACATCATTCAATGAAACAAGCTCACTGATTGAAATGCTTCGGAAAAAATACCAGATTAATGTTATCGGTTTCTACATTTCGGCAAATGCTCGTGAATTGCGCTACGCCATTTCCAACTATGTAGCCCGAGACCCAAACCGCTCACCATATGGTCGTGCGTACCTAGATGATAAAACTTGGTCCGAAAAGCGTAAAGAGTACAACAAAAACAAATACCTAGAAACAACTGTTGCTGGTTTTACCAAGTACTTCATCATTCCAGGTAAGCGTGAAGCTAAGCAAAAAGAAATGTCTCAGGATATGTCTAAAGCTCAGCTAAAAACGGCTTTCATCAAAAACCTCAATAGCAATACCGACTCTCGTGTTGTTATGACAAAATTCATAGAGCTTATAGCATAATGTTCTAACTAAAAGGGGAATTTTTTTAAATTCCCCTTGTTTTTTTCTCAAATAACGATTATACTGTATAGGTAAGTTGATGAGAGGAAGTTAAGATGATTTACATTGTGATGGGTTCAGAAGATGGTTACTGTATGACTTTCGGTTCTAAAAAGAAAGCAATGTCATACGGTGAAGAATACATTCTGGCTGGCGGTGATTGTCGTGAAGAAGAAATTACTGCTACTGAAAACGATGCCTATGTTAATATGTCTGGACCTAACGGTTCATCAGTAGTAATCATCAAAACTGAAATCACTCGCTAAGGAGAAATCACAATGCTTAAAGATATGAAAGTTGGCGACACTATCTTCTGTAACTGGGGCGCTATGTACCCAACAGAAAAATCAACAATTATTGACTTTGATGGTGAATTCGTGGTCACGCGAGATGATGAAGATAATATATCAAACATCCATTTCGACAGAATCAAAGAGTACGGCACTCGTTCTGTGAACGGCTCTCCAATCGGTGTTTTCCACATTCCAGCAGAGGTAGCATAATCATGAAGGCAGTTGTTCGTCTCTATGTCAATCGCGCAATGACTGAAGCAGAACTTGGTCGTAAACCCACTTTTGCTGACCTTGAGTTTGAAGAAAATCTTGCTGTTTTCAACATTGCTGGTCGTTCTTCTAACGACATTGAAAACAAGGTCATGCGTGTGTTCGCAAACCTGTTCCGAGAAAAGCGTAATTCGCTAGTGGCGTGGGAAGTTAAGTTCAATGCCAACCTCCCCAGTGTCGGAAAACTTACTGTTAGCAAGAATGCTATAAAAGGTTCATACTCAAGCAATGCCAATGCTTTTGAAGACTTCAACACAAAAAAGTTTGAAAAAGCGTAAAAAAGTATTGACACTTCCTTCATAAACCTGTATTATGAAATCTGAAATGAAAAATTATTCAAGTGAGAGAAATATTATGAAATCATTCAACAAAAACCAAGTTGCCTTCATTCGCGAAGCTCGTAAATTCTTCAATGCTGGCGAAGATGGCACTCTAAATCTTACTCGTTCTGAAATTTTAGAGTTTATTGAAGGTCGAGATATTAAAACTCCAACATGGTTGATGAAAGATACTTACCGCGTTTCTCATGGTAAATATTCTGTTCCTACTCTGGCTACTGATGTGGCTCCTGTTGTGGCTCCAGTTGTGGCTCCTGAACCAGTTGCTCCCGCTCCAATGGAAGCAGTAGCTTTCCACAATCCAGTTGTTAATCCCGCTCATATTGTGGAAGATGTTGAAACTTATGTTCCCGATGTAAACCCGCTTTATGTCAAAACTGGTAACTTTGCTGATATCAACAAAATTATCAAGTCTAAGCGTTTCCATCCTGTATTCATTACTGGTCTGTCTGGTAATGGTAAAACTATGGGTGTTGAACAGGCTTGTGCTCTAAACAAGCGTGAATACATTCCAGTGTCTATTACCGAAGAAACTGATGAATCAGATTTGATTGGTGATTTGACTCTAGAAAATGGTAATATCAAATGGGTCGATGGTCCTGTTCTGATTGCCATGAAGCGTGGCGCTGTACTTCTTCTTGATGAAGTTGACCTTGCTTCCAACAAAATCATGTCTCTTCAGTCTATCCTTGATGGTAAGGGTGTTTACCTCAAGAAAGTCAAGAAACATGTAATGCCAGCTAAAGGTTTCCAAATCTTTGCTACGGCAAATACCAAAGGTAAAGGTTCTGAGGATGGTCGCTTTATCGGCACCAACATTATGAATGAAGCTTTCCTTGAGCGTTTCAAAAACACTTTCGAACAGGAATACCCAACTCAAGCAGTTGAGAAAAAGATTCTGACAAAAGTGTTCGAAGATTTGGAAGTTAAAGATTTAGCTTTCATTGATAAACTTACCGCTTGGGCTGATATCATCCGTAAATCCTACAAAGAGGGTGCCATTGATGAAATCATTACCACTCGTAGGCTGGTACACATTGCTGAAACTTTCTCAATTTTTGAAAATCGAATTGAGTCTATTCAGAAATGTACAAATCGCTTCGATGAATCAGTAAAAGAGTCATTTATTGAACTCTACTACAACTTGGACGAAACTCTTCGCTCTGATGAAGATGAGGTTTCTGAAGAGTCTGATTTCCAGCAAAGTGACCTTGAAGAAGAATTGCCCTTCTAAGTAAAACTTCTTGATTTGACACCTCCTTAATGGAGGTGTTATAATAATGTATATTATGAAAAAACGGAGATGTTATGAAAATTAGTCAAGAAACAATCACAATTCTTAAGAATTTTTCCACAATCAATTCTTCAATTATGTTGAAAGAAGGAAATAAAATATCAACAATTTCAAATATGAAAAACATCTTTGCTAATGCTGATGTTGGTGAAGAGTTCCCTTCTGATTTTGGAATTTATGACTTGAACCGATTTGTCGGTAATTTGGTACAGTATGAAAATCCTGAATTGGAATGGAATGATGAATATGTTCTGATTAAAGATGGTTCTCGCCAGATGCGATTCATGAAATCGGACTCATCTACCATCATTGCTCCACCAGCATCTGGTATTAAGATGCCTACAGCAGATGTTACAATTGACCTAACAAACAAGATGGTTCAATTTATGAATAAAATGTCTGCTTTGAATGACCTACCAGATTACTCACTTCGAACAGAAGATGGGAATATTTATCTTGTAGCTACGGATAAAAAGAATCCAGATTCTGATGAAGCTAAAGAGTTTGTTGGTGATGCTGATGGAAAAGAATTTAATGTATTCTTCAAATCAGAGAACTTAAAACTTATCGAAGGGGATTATACGGTTGAAATCTCCAATAAACTAATCTCTAGATTCATTAATAAAAATAAAGACATTGAATATTATATCGCACTTGAATCAGATTCCACTTTTGATTAATAGGAAGAATAATGTCCAATATTACTAAAAATGAAAAGCAATTCGTTTGGGTCGAAGCCTACAGACCGAATAAAATTGACGATTGTATTCTTTCAAAAGATATAAAAGAAACATTTAAATCTTTTGTTGAAAAAGGTGAAATGCCACATTTGCTCCTATCAGGCTCGGCTGGTACTGGTAAAACAACTGTGGCTAAAGCCTTGTGCAATGAACTAGGGTATGATTTTCTGTTTTTGAATGGTTCTAATGAAGGTCGCTCCATTGATACAGTTCGGACAACAATCAGTAAATACGCTTCAACAGTTTCACTTTCTGGAACCATGAAAGTGGTATTCATTGACGAGGCTGACTACATGAATCCAGATTCTGTACAGCCAGCTTTGCGCTCATTGATTGAGGAATTTTCTCACAATTGTCGGTTTATCCTAACTTGTAACTATCCAAATCGCATAATGGAACCCATTCGTTCTCGTTGCTCTCATATTGAATTTTCATATGATAAAAAAGAGCGTCCAGAATTGATGGCGAAATTTATGAAGCGGTGTCTGGAAATCCTAAAGAATGAAAACATAGAGTATAAGCCAAAGGCAGTTGCTGGTGTTATTGAAAAATATTTCCCAGACAATCGTAAAATTCTTAACGAGCTACAAAAGTATTCTTCTAGTGGTGTTATTGATGAAGGAATTCTACGAAATGTACAGAAAGAATCAATGGATGCACTTACCGAAGCCCTGAAAACTAAGGACTTTAGAAAGATTAGACAGTGGGTAGTAGATACCATTGACAATGACCCTAAAACTCTATACAGAGCTATATATGACCATCTGACTACCATGCTACAGCCAGATAGCGTACCACATGCTATCGTAATAATGGGAGAATATCAATATAAGCTATCATTTGTTGCTGATGTTGAAATAAACACTACAGCTATGTTGATTGAATTTTCTGCAAATTTAGAGTTTAAATAAGAGGATACAATATGAATATTAAAGATTTACCTTATTCAGATGCTGAAAAAATGGCATATGATTGGCTAGAAAATAGTAAAGATAAGAATACTATTCTGGCACTTTTGTTTAGTCGAGATGATTGTGACTCTTGTAAATATATGATTGAAAAAGTATTTTCAAATATTGAGGTTGATGAATCAAAGTTTGAATTTTACAAAGTGAACCTATCAGATAAGAGTCAGTTGATTCCATTCCGACCTTTGCGTACTCCAATTACTTATTTCTTTGTTCCAAATTCATCAAAGATGCCTATCCCGCGTGAAGGTGCTGGACCACTTGATGCTGTCCGTGGTGATATGGAATCTATGGTTAAAGTGATGGAAGGTGCGGATTATTTGGAGACCTTTTTTCCAAACCTAGATAAAGAATCTATTCCACCAGAAGAGTTGAACTAATATGGAAATTCACGAGTTTCTACAACAGAACAATGAAGCAGAAGAAAAGCGTGAATTGTTGGAATCTGAACTAAAGGATGCCAAACCAATAAAGGTTTCATCCTTTGATTTGCTAAAAAACATAAACCAAACTAAGGAATGGGTCGATGTTGAAGACAGAGGTATTGACTATTCAAAGTTTCTAATAAACAGAACTCTATCGTATGGTAGGGATACAATTATGTATGCTCAAGAAATGAACAGGTTGCCAAACTTGGATGACCAGCTACATTTTGATTATTTTATAAATATTCTGAGAAAATCAAAACGATACAATAAAGGTTTTGACAGAAAGAAAGATGAATTGGTTAAGATAGTCATGAGATATTATAATTGTACCTTCCAAAAAGCTCAAGAAATCTTACCACTTCTTTCCGAAAAAGAATTGACTTTGATTAAAGACTTGGGCAAGTAACATTACTCAAGTCTTATTATTATAATAATAACTTGGGACGATAATATGAGTGATGATAACATTTTTAGCAATAAAGGAATAGAGGTAACGCTACCAAAAGAAGATGATTTTTTAAAAATTAGAGAAACATTGACAAGAATTGGTATAGCCTCAAAGAAAGATAATACACTATATCAATCTTGCCACATTCTACATAAGAAAGGCAAGTATGCCATTGTTCACTTTAAAGAACTTTTTGAATTGGATGGAAAAGAAACAAATTTCTCTGATAATGATAAAGAAAGAAGAAATGCTATTGCTAAATTACTACAGGAATGGGGATTGGTAGAGATATTATCTCCAATTGAAAAATCTGCACCTATTTCTCAGATTAAAATTCTTCCCCACAAAGAGAAAAAAGATTGGAATTTAGTTGCTAAATATAACATAGGCAAAAAATAATAGGAAACACTATGAAGTTAGAAAATCTAGTCCGTCAAATGGTGGTTGATAATATTAAAAACAATAAGCCAGAACTGTTTCTAAAGGAAGAAAATGTTCGTTTGGCGGCTATTCTAAAGTTAAAGGAAATCCAAGCTCAGCTAACAGAAATTAATTTCCTAGATGTTGTTTCAGTGATGCGTCCAGAAAATCCATTGAAAAAAGATGTTGAAGACATGGAGATGGCTTTGGCTAGTGTTAGACAAAAGGTTGAGGACTTTGTTGTTAAGAACCAGTTTGACGCTATAGAAGCCGCTCAACAGGAAGGTGAAATCTCTCCAGAGGGTGAAGAAGAAGCGCCAGAAGAGGCTCCAGAAGAGGCTCCAGAGGGTGAAGAAGAAGCGCCAGAAGAGTCGGATGACTCCGAAAAAGAAAAATAATTTGACAATCTGTTATAAATATATTATATTTCTATATAAATACATTATGCGAAGGTGACTTATGGTAGAATTAAAGTTTTACAAGTTAGATAAAAATGCTCACGAACCAACAGTAGGTTCTCAGTGGGCGGCATGTTTTGATTTAAAAGCATTTATTGGTGCTGAAAAAATTACATATTATGATAAACAGAATAATAAAAAGGAAGTAACGCCACTTAAAGGTAATGATAAAGTACGTTACATCCAGTTAATGCCTAAGTGTAGGTATATTGTTCCTACTGGTCTGATTTTAGATATTCCAGAAGGACATTCCGTTAGATTACATCCAAGGTCTGGTTTGTCACTCAAACAGGGCTTGGGGTTAGCAAATTTGGAAGGGGTGATTGACTGTGATTATGTTGACCCACTTTTCATTTTGCTAGAGAATCGTTCTGATGCTGTTGTAAAAATAACAGACGGAATGAGAGTGTGTCAGGGAGAACTCGTAGAGGATATGACTTACTTGTTCAACCAGACCGATGAAAAGCCAGAAACCAAAACTGACCGAAACGGTGGTTTAGGTTCAACTGGTCATTAAATAAAAAACTAAATCTTGCTTAATAAAGGAGATACTATTATGACTAAACATACTCTTATGGACTTTGACCCATTTCACTCAACAATCGGCTATGATAGAATGTTGGATAGAATCAATCGTGCTCTAAACGATTTTCCAACACATGTCAAGCAAAAATATCCATTCTACAATATTATTCGTCACACAGAGAATGAAACAGAATTGGAAATTGCTGTTGCTGGTTTCAGTGAAGATGATATCAATGTTTCAGTGTCCGAAGGAATCCTTACAATAGAAGGTAGCTCAGAAGACTCTGTAGACCCATCTAAATACCTACATAAAGGTATAGGAACCCGAAGCTTTACTAGGAAGTTTTCTTTGTCTGATACAACAGAAGTTACTGGTGCCAGAATGGAAAATGGACTTTTGAAAATCAGTTTAGAAACTATTGTACCAGAGCACAAAAAGACTAAACAAATCCCAATTTCAAAGGGGTCAGTTCAACATGAACAAGCCTCGGAGAAAGAACTTTTAATTGAATAGAAAAATGAATAATTGAGGACTTAATTATGGCTAAAGTAGATACACAATCTTTTGAAGAACTTGTTGAAACATTCAACGTAGAAGTTGAAAAATTTAACGAGAAAGGCAATGCTTCTGCTGGTACCCGCGCTCGAAAAGCACTTATGGAAATTTCTAAACTCTGTAAAACTCTTCGCGCAGATATCCAGACTGCCAAAAACGAAGATTGAAATCTGGGGGAGCGCAATGCTCCCCTTTTTATCCCCTCCCTATTATTGACAAGCCATAAATTTTCTGATAAACTATACCTATAGTTTAATAAAATGAGGATTTTATAATATGGCAGACGAACTAGAACGAGTTCCAGAATATAATTTAAATAAACAAATAACCCGCAAACCAAATCAAAAACAAAAAACTTATACGGTAGACCACAAGGAAGCAATGCCAAATGAAGGTATGATTCAGACAATAATGAACATGAAAACATTATCAACTGAATTCAAAATGCAATGTCTACAAGCCTTCACTGAAAGAAACTATAAGTTTATTGAACGAAGAATTATTAAGAATTCTGGTCCAGAAGAAAGAAAAACAGCAGAGGAAATGGTAAACTTTCTACGCGACCAAATTAAGCGTGACAAAAAGTACTACAAACAACTACAAAGAGGTTAATATATAATGGCATATTCTAATATTATTGTTCCATCAAGTCCAGAAGATAAAAAGAAAATTCGTCAGGCAATGGATGAAATTTCAAATTCAATGACCCGTATGGAATCTGAGCGTGAACATATCTCTGAAATTAAAAAGAAACTGAAAGAAGATTTCCAACTTCCTCCAAAAGTCATCAATCGAATGGCTAAGGTACACCACAAACGAAACTTCACAGAAGAGCAAGCTTCAAATGAAGATTTTGAAATTTTATATGAAACTGTAAACGGTTTAGATAACGGAGAAGAAATTAATGGCTAATGTTAGACTTGTACGCCTACTGTCAGGCGAAGAACTTCTGGGCGATGTGGTTCTAAATGGTGATGGAACTATCACAATTAAGGATGTATGTCAAGTAGCAACATCATATGCTGACCCCGGACAGGCGACAGCAAAAGTAGGTATTGCTCCTTACCTTCCTTATGCTAATCTAGAAAAAGGAATTCGACTTGGAAATCATTATATTGGATATATTGTAGAACCAGTAAAAGAGTTGTATAATGAGTACAACAAAGTATTTGGTTCTGGTATAATTCTTCCAGATGATGAAATTAAACCAGCAGTAGCAACTCCTAAATTTGTAAAAGGATAAGGAATTATCAATGGATTTTTACACCAATGTACACTGTTCTGGAAAATATATCCTGTTTCGGGGTATTGAAGACGGTAGACGAGTACAGAGAAAAGAGATTTATATGCCCTCTCTTTTCTTGCCCTCTTCTAAAAAGACAGAGTATACAACACTTGACGGAAAATATGTAGAGCGTAAAGTTTTTGATGACCCTAGGGATGCTAGAGATTATATCCAATCTCATAAAGACATTCATGGATTTAAATACTACGGACTGACAGACTTTACTTATACATATATTTCCGACAAGTATGGTTCTATCCAGTTTGATGAATATCGCAAAAAACACTTGAATATTGGATTTCTCGATATTGAGGTTGAATCTTCAAACGGATTTCCAGAGCCAGCTTTGGCGGCTGAACGAGTAAATGCCATTGGTATGTATTACAATGAAGTTTACTATGTTTTTGGTCTTGAGCATGATTACACACCTAAGCGTAAAGATGTAGTTTATCGCAAATATGACACTGAATATGGGCTTCTAAAAGCATTTATACAGTGGTGGCGAGATGTTGATTTTGATGTTATTACTGGATGGAACGTTGATTCATTTGATATGACATATCTGATTAATCGTTGTAATAAAGTTTTAGGTGAAGAAATGACCAAAAACTTTTCGCCATGGGGTTGGATGCGTGAACAGAAATTAATCAAGCGTGGTCAGGAAATCATACGATACGATATTCAAGGATTGGCAGTTGTGGATTACTTAGATATCTATCGAAAGTCTCCCGCTATTCCAGAGCGTGAAAATTACAAGCTAGATTTTATCGCAGAAGTAGAACTTGGAGAAAATAAGCTATCATATGAAGAATATGGTTCTCTGTACAATCTTTACAATGAAAACTGGGAATTGTTCATTGACTATAACATTAAGGATGTTGAACTAGTAAAACGCCTAGATGATAAGTTGAAGCTTTTAGACTTAACATTCACAATGGCATATGACGCAGGAATCAACTTTACAGATGTGGCTTCTCAAACTAAATCGTGGGATATAATGATTTACAATGAGCTAAAATCTCGCAAGATGGTAATTCCTTCAAGACCTGAACGAAAAGAATCTTCTGGTGGTTATGCTGGCGCTTATGTAAAAGACCCAATTAAAGGGTTCCACGAATGGGTAGTTTCATTTGATTTGGCTTCTCTGTATCCTCACTTGATAATGCAATATTCAATTTCTCCAGAAACTATTATAGATGACTCAACATTGTATAAGCGACTAGATGACCTTAAAAAGAATAAGCAGTTATTTAATGGTGATGATGTAAATCAAGAAATTGAAGATTTGGAAAAATTACTAGAAGTTAAAAGTATTATTTCAGTTGACAAATACTTGGAGGAAAGTCTTGATTTATCTTTCTTGAAAAGAATGAATATGACTCTTTGCCCTAGTGGTACGGTATTTGATGTATCTAAGCGTGGATTCCTTGCGGAAATGATGGACAAGTTATACAAAGAACGCAAGAAGTTTAAGAAAATGATGCTAAATGCACAGCAGGAGCGAGAGAATACAAAGAAAGGTTCGGATGAATATAAACATTGGACAAATGAAATATCAAAATATGATAATATTCAAATGTCTCGTAAGATTTCATTGAACTCTGCTTATGGTGCTATCGGTTTCCAGTATTTCAGATATTATGATGTACGCATTGCTGAATCAATTACTTTGGCTGGTCAGTTGTCTATTCGATGGATTGAAAAGTGTTTTAACAAATACTTTAATAAATTATTAGGAACTGAAAATTATGATTATGTTGTGGCTATTGATACAGATTCAAACTATTTGAGACTTAAAAAACTAGTGGATAATTTTTTTGATGAAGATACCCAAGTAAATAATCCTAATAAAATTGTTAAGTTTATTGATTCAGTATGTAAGGATAAAATAGAACCATATATTAACAAATCTTATGAGCGACTAGCTGAATATGTAAATGCATATGAACAAAAGATGTTTATGGAGCGTGAAGCTATTGCCAATAAAGGAATATGGACAGCTAAGAAAAGGTACATACTAAATGTATTCAATAATGAGGGTGTGCAATATACAAAACCTAAAATGAAAATAATGGGTATTGAAAGTGTTCGCTCTTCTACTCCGGGAGTTGTTCGTAAGTATTTGGAAGAATCTTTTGATGTTATTATTAATAAAACAGAAGATGATATGATTAAATACATTGCGGATAAGCGTATTGAATTTGGCTCTTTACCAGTTCAAGATGTATCTTCACCAACATCTGTAAATGGTTTGGACAAATGGGCAGATTCTTCAACTATATGGAAATCAAGTTGTCCTAAGCATGTAAAAGGCGCACTTGTATATAATAAAATTATTGATGATAAGAATCTTTCTAAATACCAACACATTAGGTCTGGAGATAAATGTAAAACTATGCCACTTAAAGAGCCAAATAGTGCCTTTAGTAATTCTATAACATTTCCAGATGGTTGTCCGAAAGAATTTGGTTTGGATAAGTTTTTTGATTATGAAGAACAGTGGAAAAAAACATACCTATCTCCTCTAGAAAAAATTCTGGATGTGATTGGTTGGGAAACCGAAAAGAAACAAACATTAACAGATTTTTTTGGAGCATAAATGACATACGAAGAAAAATTTCAAGAATTAGTAGATATTCTAACAGAAAATCCCAAATGTATAGAAATACATGAAAGATTTGATAATTGGTGTGAACGAAATATGGATTACTTTGATACAGTGGAGTCCTTTGAAAATTCATCAATAGAATATTTGGAATCCTTGTGCCTAGAATACGGAGCATAAAATGTACGAATATAAAGCAATTGTAACAAATGTAGTTGATGGTGATACTGTTGACGTTGATATTGATTTGGGTTTTGGTGTGTGGATTAGAGACGAAAGAATTCGTCTAATGGGAATTGATACTGCGGAAACAAGAACATCAAACGCTACTGAAAAATCTTGGGGCATTGCGGCAAAAGATTTAGTAACTTCTTTGACAGGCTCTAATAAGAGTGTTATAATTAAAACTGAAAAAGATAAATCTGGGAAATACGGAAGAATTTTGGGTACTATTGAATTGGTACTTGATGGTAAAACGGTTAATCTCAATGAACTTCTAGTTGAAGAAAAACTTGCCGTACCGTACCTTGGAGGAAATCGTGATGATAATAGAGAGGCTTTTGGAATTTGGGAGTATTGGTCAATTGATTATGACGAATACCTAGCGCAGAAAGCATTACAGGAATCGGGAGAATAATATGAAAGTAGTTCCTTCTTTAAAGTTTATGGTGAGGGAAGGTTTTGAGGAACCATTTGGTAAAGGTGGTGTTTTCAATCCGGGAGTAAGATTTAATTCTTTCCCAACATCTAATTATTTCAGTATGAAAAAAGTTATTTTAATTGGTACAGTAGGTGCTTTTAATCCTGTTTGTTCAAAGCAACATGTGCCAGACTATGAAAATAACTTTTCCAAACTCAAGGAGCTTGGTATTGATGAAGTATATGTTACAGCAGTAAATGATATTCAGGTTATGAACGTTTGGAAAGAGGTTCTGGGTCTTGAAAATATCAAAGTACTAGCTGATGGCAACGGTATGCTTGCTAGAAAGCTTGGAATGTTAACTGATAAATCTCACTTCGGATACGGACAACGCTCTAGACGATATGTAATGTATGTTGTAAATGGTGTTATCGAAAAGATTTTTGAAGAAGACCCAATGAGTGGAGCACCAGACCCATATGAAGTAACTAAAGTTGAGAATGTTATTTCATATCTCGAAGAATTGAATAAGCCAGAAGAACCTTCAGAGAAACCAGTTGAAGAAATGACACAATCCGAAGCTTTAGATGAGCTTTCTAAAATGACACAAGAACTAGAACAAAAACTTGAAGATTAATCTAATTACGGAGAATATATAATGAATCAATTACGCATAGCACTTAGTTTATTTTTTATTCTATTCGGTATCACTAAAATCATTCCATTGTT